GATAGCATTGTCTACGTATGACTGTAACTGACTATAATGCTTAAGCAGCTTGATCGTGTTGTGTCGAAGTTTACGACCTAACTGTGCATTTTCTTGCTTGGCTAATTCATAGTAGGTTTTAGTGGCCACCTCGGTGGCTAACCTAGTAATCTTTTCAATTTCGTATTCATTCAAATACAACTCCTCCTTCATGCTTTATTTTAGTCCGTATTGTGTTTTATTCGAGCTTCATGAAGATTGACTCATTAACGCATTAAAACGTTCTTATACATATGAAATTTTAATTTTTATGGCTATTAGCGACTATAGGAATATACTCATATGTTCTGTGATATGTATAATCACAAAATCATTATCGTCGTTTACAATCTCATCAGCCATGGTTCCGATGAACTTTCTATTATCATTTTCTAACACTCCTGCAGCTTGTAGTCCATCAAGAATGAACTTCTTAGCAAAAGCTACGTTATCAGGATCATGCCTGGTTGATGAGTGCCATTCAAATAATAGGTCTACTTTGCCCTTAACCGATTCTATCTGTTGTGACAGACATTGTTCTTTGACTTGCTCGGTGCATTTCTTTTTCATAGCGGCGGCTGCTATAGTAGAACCACGCTCACAGTCAATATACTCATTTAACGTTGGGAACCGGTTATGGTTTTTCTTTCTAAACCTAAACTGACATCGTAGGAGAATCTTCATCGGTGTGATTCTCCATTGAATATAGCCTCTTCATATTCTCCACGTAAGCGGTCGTATATTCTTTGACTATAATTTTCTTTAGTCCAGGTCTCGCTATAATTCGTCGTAAGAATTATAGGCTTCATTCGGTTGTAGCGATCAATAATAACGCTTTCAACCTTAGATACTACCCAGTCAGACTTCGAATACTCTGCCCCGAAATCATCAAGCAATAACAAGGGAATGTTTCTAAGTTTTTGCTCATAGCTCAGATAGGCTACATTATCGCCCTTAGATAACGTAAGCATATTGTCCAGTAGATTGGGCATTGAAATCATAAGGCATCCTCTGCCTAATTTCATGGCCTCTTTTAGAAGGCTAACTGCAATAGATGTCTTTCCAGTACCAGCTGGTCCCCTTAATATAAGACCCTTGCCAGACTCAAGATTTTCTTTTAGGTTATGAGAATACTCCTTAACCACAGCATAGGCTTCAGTGTTTTCTTTTGGGAAACTACCATGCTTGCGTAACCAGTCGAAATCCATATCGTAATATCGTTTAGGAATTCCAACTGCAGCATACGTAGTGTTAACATTGGTTTGAATAACTACCGGCTTATCATAGATTGGATAAAAGAACTCATTTTTTTCCGTGGACTCTTTCATATTCCGCTTGCCAGTCAACTTGCTCGTCTTTTCTCGAAGAGCCTCTATTGCTGCTGTTACGTTTATTGGTTCCAAAATCTTTATTCACCTCCTTCTTTAAATTCCCTGCCGTGACAGTTTCAACATACTTTATACTATTGCCACCATTTTCTGCAGTAGTATTAACAGCCACAATAACACGTTCACTACCATATGTTTCAACCAGATCATCTAATCGTTCTTTAATGACAGGTGAAATATCTCCAATCGATTTCATATACAAATCGTAAATGGGTTTATTTTTTGCTTCATCATCGTCAAACATAGATAGAGGATTTTCATCTTCACGCGCGCGCGTATCTCTCTCTATATTATTAATTTCCTTTTCTTTCCTTTCCTTTTGTTCGTTTTGTTCAACGACCGTTGAATCTCGTTGAACGACCGTTCGTTTTTGTTCCTTTTTTCTTCGTGCTTCGCCACTTTTAATGCCCGCCAACCTACGCTGTTCCTGCTTTTTTTCATACTTGTTTCTACGTTCTTCTTGCCTACGAATTAAACTTGGAGACCAAAAGTACTCGTCATCGCAATCAAGCAATTCAAAATCATGAATCAACGAATTTATGAACAAAAACGACTCGTTCGAACAAAAAAAGTTATGTTCGTTTTCGTTGAACGGTCGTTCGTTTTCGTTGAACGGCCGTTCGTTTTCGTTCAGAATTCCTAATTCTTTATCAAGAGCGATGAATGTATATTTCTTGAAAGGCAATTTATAGTCATCAGATGAAGCTAGCTTTTCAATTAATTTCCACCACCACGCATATGAAATAACTCCGAACTGCGATTCCATTGCTACTATCTTAGGATCATTACTGGCATTTACATCGTGGCTGAAGTAATATACATCCTTAGCCATCTATTACTCCTCGTCTGCAAATAAAGCCCCTTGTGCACGTTTACCAGCAATAAACCTTACACATTCATCAATTAAGTCTTGCACTGAAATAGCAAATGTACGGTCTGCATACTCTACCGACAACCAATCAGTCTTGAATTTCAGTTCATCAGTAGAGTTTGCATCTTGTATAATGCCTTCAACGCTGACTTTCTCAACCACATCCTCGATAACACCATATTTAAACTTGAATGACCGTACGACGAACGGGATGTTAAACTCTTCCAAGAATTCAAAGTTCTTTTTCATAATAGCCTGTAGTCGGCTGAAAGCTTGCATGAGTTCAGGTCGTGGATCATCTTTAGATTTAATGGTAAAGACATCTGTCAGACCAGTAGCAGATGGTTTCTGATAGGCGATATTGATATCGTTATCTGTAATTTGAATTGATTTAATAATCATATCGGACTCCTTTCTTGTTCTACGATTACTAACTTACCAGTAGCAGACTGAATAGCTTGCTTAAATGCTGCAGCGTCAGAATTACCATCTGATAAATGTAGTAGTCGTATATCTTGGCACTTAGTAAGGTCCATAGATTTTAAAAATTTAATAACATTCTCCAGAGAAAAATGAGATTGAATCAGTCTTTCCATTCGTTTTTTATCTAAAGACCCATTTTCTACATATTGGTTTAAAATTTCATACGAATGATTGCATTCAACCATAATGTGATTAACATCCTTAAAGGTGTACCTGCAGTAATATGTGTCGGTGATGTATAGGAGTTTTTCCTCTCCATCAGAAATTAAAAAGCCAACAGTTGGAACGTCATGCTCTAATTCAAAAGGTAGAATACTAAAATTACCTATCGTAAATTGAACCTTAGGTGTAATGTAAATAGCTTTATGATTACCGGCTACATATAACGCATCTGCAGTATCTTTTAACATATACACACGATGGCCAAGCTTTAATAAATCGTGGACAGCTTTGCTATGATCTCCGTGTTCATGAGTAACTAATACGCCACACAGGTGCAAGAAATTAAATCGGCAATACCGTTGAATTTCTTTAAAAGTTAATCCTGCATCTAGTAGCAGTTCATCACCATTGGTTGAGGTTTTGATTCGGTAGCAGTTCCCTTTAGAGCTACTACCGAATGCTTGAATACTAATCACAATTAATCACCGAACATATTGACTACTTCGCCAGTTTCCGGATTAACAAATTCACTGGTAGGTGTAGGTTCAATATCAATTACTTCACTATTAGCGTTTTGATTAATAGTTTCAGCGACTATATCAGCTGTATCAATAACCTTTCCTTCAACATCAATGATTTCATCTGCAGTCTGTAAACCCATTGATATTTCAGGTGCTGTCGTTCTAATTAACCATGCTGCAGCTCTATAACGTAACATTTGATCTGGCATGGTTTTCCACTTAGAGCCTTTCTTGTCATACCATCCTTCCTGTTTGGCTAGTGCGATTGTTACTTCAGGACCTGCGATAATTTCATCTGAGCCTTTCTCACGAGTATAAGCAATAATACCTTGAGAGTCTGTTCCTTTTTCACCAGTGGGTTTGTATTTAATAGCTTCAAAACGTCCGCACTGATTAAACGTTGCAATTAAGAATTTAGAGGACCAACCAGGATTACCATATACGATATAGAGGTTTTGCATAACCATTAATGGACTGGCATTCATTCGAGTCGCCATTTCTAAAGCGATAATAGCGTTCCCCATATTCTGTTCGCCTTGGAATTGTTGAGGCACCAGCGTGGAATGTGTAAACATTTTTGCTTGCCGTTGCAGTAGTTCAAAGCCTTCCGCAGATTGAAAACCAGGTAAATTTGTATTGCTTCTAGTTGCTATTTCGTTTGCCATTATATACCTCCTATGCCACGTTCTCGCATACAGCGTGGATATCTAAGTTAGATAAAATATTGTGAATCTCTAAGCGGCCTTTTTGTGTCCACTTAGTCGTGATTTTTGAATCTAAGCGACCATCACTTCTGCAGAATGTAAAGGTTTCTGATTTAGTAAAACCTTTAGCCATATGCTGCTTGTAGAGAATCCATTGATCACCGACCTTACGTTGTAGACCAGCTTCATGCAAAATCTTATTTAGCTCTTGAGCACTCATGCCATAGTCAGCAGCAATTTGTGTGATTGTTAAGCAAGATTTGCTAGAGAGGATTTTATCGACGTAATCCTTAACCGGCTTAAATTCAGCTATCTGCTGCTCTTGCTGAGCAACAATAGCTTTTGTTGCATTATGTGATTCTACCTCGTTCGCGTAAGCTCTTAGAGCTTCAGGCAACGACTTTGGAACCGCAAGGGAATATGACCCTGTTTTACGGATGCTAGGAATTACATCATGAGTGACCCATCGTTTAAATGCTTTTAATTTATTAACACGTTCCTGGATATATTCATCACTAACACCTCTAGCTTTTGCTGGTTGTAGCGAAAATAGCAATTGGTATAGTCCACTTTCATTAACTATGGCTACCTCTTGTATTCCACCAGGGGTATTCATTTGCGTATACCCCTTTTCATCTGCATCTAAATCCTGCATAATACGATTTCTGTTTGTCGCGCCAAATACATCGCATACATCTTTTGCAACAAACCAAGGATTTCCATTTTGTTCGATAGCACGAACTTGGCCAAATGTATCATTTTTAAAAATCTGTAAGTCAGCCATACCTATACCTCCTTAACGACCAGTTGAGATTCTGATTCATCAACGATCAACTTAATCGTTTGACTATTAACAGGAACGAATTCAGTTACTGCTTCCGCATTATCGATGAATACCGGTGCATTAACTTTGTAATAGCTTGTCAACGCATTGATTATGTCTAACCCTACATTAATACGTGCTGCGTTATTCATGCTGCGGTATGGAACCCCTTTATAGGTAGTTTCACAGCACTCTTCAATATTGCCATTTAACATAACATTAAACATTTTAAATCGAGCTAATTTGAATCTCGAATTAATGTTTTCTTCCAGCATATTAACCTTTGCTTTAATGAATTCATCCATTAAGAAGGACGCTTCATCAAGTGCGTTCTTTTCTGCCACTAATTTTTGTTGTTGATTTTCTAATTCAAGGATTCGATGATTAATATCATCAATAAGCTTAAATTTATTTAACTCAGTTTCGAGGGCTGCTTTTTTAGACTTCATAGAGCTTAGCTCTTCGTCAAGTTTAGTAAGTTCTTCAGTATCAGCTCCTGGTCCATCGTCAATCTCTAGTAAGAATAATTGAGCCTTCAAATCAGCATAGACTGGATCATCTTCAATATTAGGCTCAGAGTACGCCTCATATTCTTTAAATTTAACATTGTAAGCATCATTATATTGAGATGCCTCAGTAGTTAAACTATCAATCTTTGACGCCATAATTTCTTGTTGCTCTTCGTAGTTTCCTTTAAGCTTTACTGCACTTTCAATAAGCCCTTTCCACTCCTCAAGCTTCTTAGCTTTATTGGTGTTAAACTCTGCCTCGAGTATCGCTTGTTTATCAGCGGGTAGTGCTTGGCCACAAGTAGGGCAAGATTCTTTATTGAATTGTTGTGCGTTAAACGTATCAAATTCCAATTGTAAGGTTGCAATGCGTTTAGACTCACGCTCAATTTCTTTGTTAAGTTCGTCTCGTCTATCAGCACATCTATCTCTGTCTACTTCCACCATTTTTAGTTTGGTTAAAGAGGCTTCATATTCACCGCGTAGGTGTTGTTTTTGTTTATGATAGTCGGATAGTACTTTAGAACTTTGAGCCTCTAACTGGCGCTTAATATCACGGATTTTAGATTCCCTTTCAGTAGAACTAAAACCGTTTTGAATAATTGCCTTTTGCTTTTCGACTGCATCAATACCAGCGGATAAGGTTTCAATATCACGAATGAGTTTTGCTTTATCAGATGCAGTTTCAGGCTTGTTACGAACAGCTTCATCAATACGAATTGGAATCATATCCAGTTCTTTATTGATGGCGGTCTTCTTAGCTGCAACCACCTTACGATGATCATCTACTGTTCTCCCCTCTAACAGTTCAGCCAATCGTCTTAAATCATCACGACTATTAATTACGCTGATATCATCTATATCGCCACACATTTCAAGCAATAACTTACGACGATTTTGCCAGGAATATGTTTCATTAAAATACAATGGGTTTGTGATTAATTTAAAGATACTTTCATCGATAAGAGTGTTTACAACTTCTTTATACTCTTTTTCTTTTTTAGGCACCCCATCAACAAAGTAATCTGTTGTATGACCCGTGAGAGTTATATCGCCACCACGAGGGGATGAATACTTTTCACGATACACACGTTTGAGTTCTACTGTGCCACCTTCATCCAAAGTAAATGTACCTGTTACTTCATGATTGACTTTATGGATAGGCTCCCCACCGTCCAATGTTTTGATTTCAAAATCAGCTCTATCTAGGCTGTCTTTGCCAAATAGTAACCAGCACACAGAATCAAATACAGTTGTTTTACCGGTAGCATTATCACCACGGATTACGACATCGCCATTAAGATTTATGGTAAAGGATTTTAGCCCTTTAAAATTTAGTAATTCTAATTTTGTGAGTTTCATAGTGATCTCCTATACAACACTAGCGTCCACGTCGATGGTATGCGGTTCAATCTTTAATTGATTGGCCCATTGCATGACCGTCGAATTAATATGAGCATTCTTTTTTAGCATTTCATTAGCAAAGAGCTTAGCCTGTACTAAGTCAAATATTTGACGGCCTTTTTTAGTCCCTTTATTGGCTAATTCTAAACATGCAACCGGCTTCATAGCATCGTCGGTAACTAACACTATTGCGGTAGTACCTTTCATGACTCTATCTCGGTATGATCCAACACAATTTTTTAGCCGTTTACCAGCAGTCATTAAATCAGCAACAGTTCTTGGGACCATAAAATGCATTCCGTTTACATCCGCTTGTAGCTGAGGAACCTCCGGAAGCATTGCGTCGCCGTACTCTTGCTTATTGAAGATTTTGATAACTTCATCGTGGAAGTTCTTCAATTTGAATCGTTTTGCCCATAATACATCTTGGTATTTTGCATCGAGCTTTGTGTACATATCTACGCAATCCTCGATATCACGAATATCCTCACCTAGTAGCCACCGCAATATGCCAGGTTCACCACAACGTTTAATTAGTTTTTGCCACATGTCCTTAGAGTGAGGTGTATTTAACTTCATCGCCTTACGAAAATCATTAGCGTTATGAAGCTTACCTGTATATGGGCAAGCACTTTCATAGCTTCGTTGTAGCGTTAGAATAGTACGTCTACAATTTTCATCACTAAAGAGATTAAGAACATCAGACATATATACGCTTAGTGGATCATTAACCATACACTTCCGCAAGGCTCTACTGTTTGGAGCCTTATATGATTGTCTAAGCGCTTTTTGAAAATTCATACCTCTTCTTGTAGCCTCCAATACATCGTCATCAAACGGAATATTTGTATATCGATATAGGCTATAAGCATTGGTCCAATACACATATTGCCTCATTAAGCTAACAATACTAGGCATATCCGGTGCCGATAATTTTAAAATCATATTAAGCAGCATCGTAAAATGATAGCCGTTGTCTTCAGTGGCACCTGGAGCTACATATACATCCTTAGTGCTGTACCCATATGTTTCTTTTACTCGCTTTTCAAACATAGACCTTAATGCTTTGAATGTTTTATTTAAAAACTTTTTATTAAAGTCTGTCATAGCATATGAATCACCGAAGAATTTAAGCACAGGCATAATCTCATTTTCACGAATGTAATCAACAGTCAACTCATGGCGAAGTCTAAATCTATCAATGAATATAGCCTTACGTTTCTTAAAGTCGAATCGCAATGTTTCCGTACACATTCCGTGGTCGTTTTTTCTGCCGTCAAAGAAAAGCTGTATGCCTTGGTATCTAATTTTTAAATCCAGGAAGTGCTTGTAATTAATAACCTCCACATAAGCGGTCACAGGATACACTTTCTCATCACTAATGGAATAGTAAATCTTATGATCAAAAGGATTTGATGATGTTTGGCAGTTTGGGCAGGTATAGTATTTCGCACCAGTAACGTATCCATTATGATATGAATATTTACGCTGCCAACTACCTCCAAAGGTAAACCCACAGTCGATATGGTGGACAGTTGTGTATTCCGCTCCATAAGGGAACTCTAGGATTACGCTATCGAACATTTTGTGAATATAGGTACTGGATACAATCTCCACAGTGAATACCTCCTTTTAGTCGCCGAACATAGCGAATAAGTCCGCATCTTCTTCTGTCACTGGGGCATTCACTTCTTCAGCCTCTTTAACAACAGGTACAGGCGCCTCACTTGCTTTAGCCTTGCGTTTGCGTTTAGGCTTTTCTTCCTTTGCCACATCTTCCGTTTTTTCTTTAGACGTAGCCGCCTTAGGAGGCTCAACCACATCAAATGCTTTTACAATCGCATTAGATGCTTTCATAACTCCTTCTGTGTAAGCAATACCAGCTTGGTATTCTTCAACGTTACCAGGGTCCATTTCAATTGCTTTATGTAATATATCTAACGACTTCTTACATATATCTGCTTGGCTTTTAAATTGTTGCTTAGCCATATTTAAGCCTCCTTCTCAGCCATGATGGATTTCAAATCAGTGATAAGATCATCTGTCAAAGAGTCACTAGATGGACGAGTAACACCATGCTTGCCGAAAATGGCAAGCGCCTTTTTAGCTTTTACACCATCCTCACCCATCCATGCACGGAATTCCTTGTAAAAAACTTTTTTGTCTACTGGTTCAGTAGTTACATCTAATGCTGTATCTTGATTCGTTTCTTCTACAGTAGCTTGTTCTTCAATTGGCGTTTCAGTAGGAGCAGGTTCTACTACAGAATCGGTTACTGGTTCGACCTTTTCTTCTTTTTTAGATTTTGTTGGTTTACCTTCGAAATCAGTTACAGGAACATCTTCTTGTACAGGCACAACTTCAACAGGCTCAGGTTGTGGTTGTGGGTTCGTATCTGCTTTTTCTTCAACTACAGGATCCCCTACTTCGACATCGATAGTCTCGCCAACTGTAGCTGTAGGGACTTCGGTATCAGAGCAATTACCGCAGCATTGATGATTTAATCGTTCATTCCAATCTGCTACTTGCACTGCAAGGTCGTCTAATGTATTGAATTTAATAGTTAAGATATTTTGATTTTCCATGATAGTTTCTCCTTTAAAATTTGAATAATAACTCACCATCAACTAGCGTTCCAGATACAATCTTAGGAATGCCAAGCTCTTTAAGTTTTTTGATTACACGGCTACTTTTAGTAATATAAATAGTATTTCGTTCAATTTGCTTTGCTGTAGGTTTAAAAACATGAGATTCTGTTTTTAACGCAGGTGATACGCAAATCACCTTATTGTGAACGTCTATACCAACTCTAAAATATTCAGGACATTTTAACTTTCTATAAGCAGCTAATGAAAGCTTAATATAACTATTGGCTACAACAATTGATACTGTATCTGCTGCACGATGCTTTCCTTTATTATCAGCAAAAAAATTGAAGTCAAATGTATTTACAGCTGGCAATAATTTTTTAGATTTTATTTCAGGCATGTTAGCTCCTCTCAAAACTTAAATATTAGCTTTTTGGAATCACCTTCGGTAATCACGTCCCCACTAATATTTTTAGTAATACCTAATTCTGTTAACTCTTTTAATACGACTCTCGCCCTTGAGATAATGATTTTAGATTTTTGTAAAGCAGCTTTAGGTGGATAAATAGCTGCTTCATTGTTCTTTTCTAAAACAGGATATACATGAATTTCACGAGCTGATGTATCAATTCCAACTCGCAAGCCTTCAGGTCTACCAATTGCGTTATACGCATCTACACTTAATCCGCAAGCTGAGCCCCATACGTTAAATCGCACTTTAGGTGGCACCCGCCCAGAGCGGCTAAAAAAATTAAAGTCTATATTTTTATTAACAGTTGGCATGATTGCCTCCTTATGTGTTACAATTTAACTGGTTATTTTAATAGTGGGTTGTACTTGTTCCAGCAAGTGCAGCCCTTTTTCTTTGTTTTGCCCTCATTCGCAAATGAGAGGTATGGCAGTCTTTACATACTGTAACCACTTTCCCAATAGCGGTATTATAAAGACTGTAGGTAATATTCGGGGTAAGTTTATACCCGCAGTGATAACATCGTTTTACCATTTCACCAACATCTCCCCTGTAATCCACCAGTAGAAAATACCTACTGCTAGATATAAGAAACACGATCCGACAATAAATCCCTCTATAATATCAGCTACCTGTGGCGCCATAGCAGCACGTCTAAGCTCCCGTTTTTCTTTGTATGTCATCGTACTCATCGTGTCTTTCACCTCCTTACTCTCCTATTCTTGCCTGGCATCGTTTAGCTAACCAGGCATTAAACGACTCAACGTGGATGAGGCGCTTACCTCCACGCTTACCGATTTTCATGGACGGAAAGTCAAAGTCTTGCGCCCATTCTCGGATTACTGTTTCCGGTACGCTGGCAAGTTCTGCAGCCTCCGCCACCGTAATGCACATCTTATTCATAACTACCTCCTCCAAGCGTATTCATAAATTGTTCATGTATATTTTGCATATTTTTAAAATTTAATTTGTATAATCACCTTAGAAAGGAGGTGATTATATGGGTAAAAATCAACATGTTGTTCCATCCAAAAGTGGCGGCTGGAATGTCAAAGGCGCTGGAAATTCTAAAGCAACCAAACACTTCGACACAAAGCAAGCTGCAATCGATTACGGAAGACAAACTAGTCGCAATCAAAAAAGTGAATTAGTAATCCACAATAAAGATGGACGAATAGCCCAAAAGGACAGTCACGGACATGATCCACACCCACCAAAAGGCTAGTCATAATTAGGAGTTAGTACGGCGATATAGTTTGGCGAAGGTTCGACATCATCTTCAGTGATAACAGCAACTACTGTATCGTCGTCTTCCTTCTTTATAACGATCTTTGTGTATTGGTCTGTGTTTAAAATACTATTTGGTTTCATTTTTATTCTCCTGATAATAAATGCTTTTAATATACTCCGCCTTGAAAGGAGGTGATTATTGTGGAAATGATAAATGTATCATCTTCAAATGTTTCCGCCATTGGCTATGAAGATGGCATCATTCAAGTGCGGTTCAAAAATGGATCCGTATACCAATACTTCGGATGTAGTGAAAGTTTATTTCAATCTTTTTTGAATGCATCTTCAAAAGGGAGATTTGTGCATCAGCATTTAGTCCATAAACCACAACGCAAAATTAGATGACTAATCATCTATCGGCACGCCAATTTCGGTATTGCACACATTCACAAAAGTGTCTGTCACCAATATCGTCGTATGAGGTGTGCCGTTTTTTCTTACCCATTCCACTAATGGTCTAGCTGCTAATGCTAGTTCTTTGTGTTCTTTTGGGATATACTCTTTCTCTATATTCATAGCTCCTCCTCTTTACTGCCATTAACTTTATTGACGGCTTAAGACCCACGTCCAGCAACTACAATAATCAAAATTCCTGTCAGCACGAGCCCTACAATGTATCCGATGACAAACTCCATATTTTCACTTCCTCTCTACCGCCACTAACTTTGTTGGTGGCTTTTACTTTTTTACCGTTGCATGGTCTTTCAAATACGCTATTACATCAGTCATAATGTCTTCCACATTAGTGATTGTTAATCCATGTGCTATTGCTATGGAAATCATTGCGTCTACTATGCTCTGGTGCGTTGCTTTTGTAATGAGTTTTACTATTTTCATGGTTCCTCCTTTTACACTTTTGAAATATCGGTTTTCCGTTATTTCTTTTTAAAAAAAAGAGAATCAATAGTTTCCATATCTAATTTTCCACTTGGCATACCATTAGCCACCTTATCAATTTCCTTTTGCGTAAAAGGGACTTTATTTGATAATCGTTGCCCAAGTTGTGTCGTTCCAATACCAAGGAACAAGGCAAATCCTTTAAGCGTATGGAAGTTATTTTTAATAAATTCTCGTAGATTAGTATAATCAAATTCCATGATTTTCACCTCCTTTCATTATCGGCTTTCCGTACTTAAATAATACATCACTTTCTTACTTCTGTCTATCGGTTTTCCGTTTAAGTTTGGTTTAATATTTGCATTTGACGGATTTCCGTTTATAATAGCTGCAAAGTTAGTCCTAGAGGAGAATGAATTATGAGTACCCAATTTATAAATCGTTTAAAAAGTGTCATGGCAGAGCACAAAATAACTCAGACAGAATTAGCCAAACGCACTGGTATCCGCCAATCATCTATATCAGATTGGCTAAATAATCGATACGAGCCTAAACAAGATAAGGTCTATCTATTAGCTAATGCTTTAAATGTGAGCCCCGCATGGTTGCTCGGGTACGATGAACCTGACACATCAAAGCCTAAAGACGGCTATTACACAGACCCTGAAGCAGCAGAGTTCGCCGAGTACCTACGCACACGACCAGGGGCTCGTATGCTCTTCTCTGCCGCTAAAGATATAAGTAAGGAGGACTTAGAAAAAGCAGTCGAATATATAGAGCTTTTAAAATTAAAAAACAAATAATACACAAGGGAGAGTGTTATATTGGTTGTAAATTTGATTTACTGCGACTTGCCACATGCCAATGCCGTGTCAGAGGAATGTGAAGATATAGATACTCATAATATCTATATAAACAAAAACCTCCCGCATGACCGCATGCGAGAGGAAATTAAGCACGAATTAATGCATATTATTAATGATGATTTTTATGTTGACCATCATGTAAATTTAGTCGAGCGTATGGTTAGAATGTCTCAGCTAGAAGACTGTGAGCTTGGTCAAATAGACTTTTATCATCACATTATTTAACATAAGGAGATGTCATTATGCTTGATAAATATAAAATCATCGCTATTCAAAACGAAAGTACTGTATTAATTGACTACGGTTTAAACGATGGGGCTAAAGAAGGTGACGTTTTACGTATAATCGAGCCGGGCGAAGACTTAATTATAAATGGTGTAAACTACGGTTCGTATGACGGCATAAAAGCTGTTATTGAAGTTACCGCGCCTTATCCAAAATTCTCTACATGCCAACGCATTGTTAGACGCACTAGTACGCTATTTAGCCCGGTATCTGTGCTTCAAAAAACTATTGCTCGAACAGTGCCATTGAATGTTAATAAAGATGATATTTCAACCGATCTTTCCGCGCCGGTAATAACGCCTATAAAAATAGGCGATACTGTTTTACTCACGAGAGAATAAGTATTGAAAACCCACTTTATATGATGTATACTAATGATAGTGAACTGTCCCTTTCCACATTGCGTGACTGTTGGACACTGGAGCCCTTGCTATCATTGGTAGCGAGGGCTCCTTTTATTATATAGGAGGCTAAATTTTGACAATTTATGATAAGCCTTTTAAAACTTATGAGGAACAAATTGAGATATTACGCACTAGGAATCTAAACATAAGCGACCCCCAATTTGCAATGCATGCTTTAGATACAATATCTTATTATGATCTAATTAATCGTTACCAAAGACATTTTATGCCAAACGGAGAATGTTTTATAGAGGGAACTACTATAGAACAGTTATATAGTCTTTCAATGTTTGATAGATCTATACAAGCATTCATATTGAAATATAGTATGTTTATTGAAAATATATTTAAAACAAAACTGGCTTACACTTTATCTAAAGATTTTGGCGTAGATATGTCAGTATATTTAGCAAAGTCAAAATATAAAGAGTCTTATCAAAACCCTAATAACACATTGACGTTTGACGCTGTTCAAGCTGAATGTATAAAAACCAAAGATAACGATAAAATCGCAAATAACCCTACATTATATTATCGAGAAAACCATAATCATATACCACCTTGGATACTATTAAAGAATTTATCATTTAGTAATTCTATTAACCTTTTTAAGTTATTAAAGAACGCCCAACGCGACGACGTTGTAAACGCATTGTTGCCCGACGAACCTAATAGGACAATACCTATTAATGATAAAACTAATTTTATTATTTGCACATTAGAGGCTATCAGGGCATTCCGAAATGCAGCGGCTCATAATCTTGATTTTACTGCGCTCAGAACAGATGAGACACGAAAAATTCCTCCTAGCATCTTGTCAAAATATTTGCCAGGAGGGGTTTTAATAAAGAAAGAAAACAAGAGGATAACAAAAGACGAAAAAATATATCTTAAGGGCGTATATGGCGTAATGTTGTCTATGATGGTTTTATTAAAAATTGATTACCTTAAGAAGCAATTTATTGTAGACTTTTTGTCTGTATTTAATGGTATTGACGAAGGTGACCTGGAGATAAAACCTTTTTTATTTCAGTGTTATGCGAACATCGCAGACATGCCTGTAGATACACATAATAGATTTTTAAGCTATGTGAATCAATCATAGAATTGTTTAAAATAAAAATAAGCCCTCACCGCAGTGAGGGCTACTAAAAACTACATACCTAGCCTTAGAGAAAAGGTATTTCATTTTTACTCCAATATCATTATACCATACAAAACCTCTAAGGCTTATTTCTTATACCCAAATTTAAGCCAAGGAGGTTATTTTTATGGCAAAAAAGAGATCCGATGGACGATATCAAGTGTCGAAAACCATCAACGGTAAGCGTAAATTCTTTTATGGCACCACTAGAAAAGCTGCCATAGAAGCTATGGAGAAATACGTAAATACTAATCAAGCATGTGCTAATTTCGATGATACTATTTCATTAAACACCTGGATAAATATATGGTTACAACAAAAGGAAAAGACTATAACGCCTGCCACATACCAAAGCTATACAGGCATTATCAATCGCTATATCAGAGATAAAATCGGCGGCGTAAAGTTAGCCGAAATTAAACCTAATACATTACGATATGTTTTTGAATCAATGGATGGATTATCATCAAGGACTATATCCTACACCATGACAATTCTAGGCTCCATATTAGAGCAGGCGGTAAAAGATGACATCATCCCTAAGAACTATATGAAAAACATAGATAGGCCAAAGCAGGTTAAAGTTCGGCATATGGTAACGTTATCTGTAGATGAGGTTAAAAACTTCCTATCCAATATATCTAACGTAGAGCATCATGCACTTTTTAAATTAGCATTTGCAACTGGTATGCGGCGGTCTGAATTATTAGGCTTAAGATGGTCGGATATCGATTTCAAAAAATCAACTATATCCATTTCACAAACAGCCCTCAAAATCGGATCTACTGCAGTTATATCTAATACAACTAAGACTACATCCTCTAAACGGATAATTGCCATTGATACGGAAACACTCCAGGAGCTTATGAAGCATAAAACAGTCATAGACAAGCGTAGAATTAAAACCATGAACTGGATTAATAATAACCTTGTATTCCCTGGTATAAAGGGTGCTCCTCGCTGTCCTGATGAAGTCAGCAAGCTATGTAAGAAATACGCCAGCTTAATCGGTAAACCTACTTTTACTATGCATGGCACTAGACATACTCATGCAACCCTACTCATCGAAAATGGGGCAAATATGAAAGCCATACAAGAACGTCTAGGGCACGCATCGTTTCAAGAAACGATGGATACCTACTCACATGTGACGCCTAAGATGGAAGATGACATCGTGGAACGAATCTCTAAAATATTCTGATGTCAAAATGATGTCAAACCACGCAAGACTTTATGATGTCAAACAAAAATAAGGGCTTACAGAATTACCTGTAAGCCCTTATTTAATCAGCTTGGTGCGGTTGGAGGGACTTGAACCCTCACGAGCGTACGCTCACCACCCCCTCAAGATGGCGTGGCATTTAATACACATTTATAAAATCAAGGAATTCAGTATTAATCAGATTTTACACTACATATATAATTATATATTTCAGTATATTTCAATATAAATTGATGTCAAAACGATGTCAAAACTGTAAAAAAAATAAGGGCACCTACCGTTATAGTAAGTGCCCTATATTTAACTAACAAAAGTTGCCTGCATATCCACCTTTATGCAGTAAGGAGATATTGGATCACCTCCACGTTATTTGCGTAACGCTCCTGCAAGAAATAGTGCAACGTTGCTAATAGCCCATGTATCACGTTGCCTACGTAACCTTTGTTCTGTTCGTTTATTATTCTTTAGTTCCGCTTTCAACTCGTTCAATGATACGGAGGCTGTTTCCAATGAGCTCGCCTGCTCGGTTATTAATTCCGATGCTTTCGCTAACTCTTGCCCCTGTTTCTCGTTGATAGTTTTGAGCTCGGCCAATTCCTCGCTCCGTTCTTCGTTGATAATCTTCAATTCGTTCAATTCTATCGCTTGCTTGGCGGTTAAGGTCTGAGCCTCGTTCAATGACAAGTTTGAGCTCTTGATTAAGGCGTCTGCTTGTATCAAGTTCCCTTTGAGTTCGTTCCAACTTGTCAACGGCACGTTGATAGTTGGCTCTTGCGGTGAAGTAGCCGTCAATGAGTTGGCATGCACTAACGAGGAGCAACACACAACCACAAGCAATAATAACCCGCTTAATAGTAATTTGAGATTTAACCGCATTGATGTAGTTCGTGATTTTCTCATACATATAAGCCCCCTTATTTAGTCTAGATCATTCCAACGTGCTGCATAGCCCCTTACATCAACATGTACGAAGTCCTGATAATAATAGCAACCGATACCGCCCTCAATACCTAACTCTTGACCGCAAGCCTCAGCGACCTCTGCCAAGTAGTCAACATCAATGCCATCATATGTAATGTCTGCTGCTGTACCCTCTACATGTTGAGAATTAGGAACGCCCCCTACTTCCTCATTGTGTTCTGGGCAACGGTAACCGCTATTAATATATAATGGCACCCCTAAACGTTCACGAATTGCGTCTAATAAGTCAACCAAACGTTTATCGATGATATGGTCCAATTTATTATGGCCGTTTTCATCGACTTCATGGCGATGGCAATTACAAGCGAACTCATAATCATCAAAATGTACACCAATTTTCATTAAATGCACCTCCAATTAAAATAGGGCTACAATTATGTAGCCCTTTATAAAAACCTTATTTCTTTAAAAGCATGTCAACTTTAGATTGAACCAAATCTAACAACCCTGTAATGGTAGTATTGCCACCGTCTCGTAGGTTCTCTAAAATGGAAAGAAATTCGACGCTAGCAAGATACAACCATACAAGATTGACTGCGAATGCGTAATTACCTGCCATGTAATCAAAACACCATGCACTAGCAGTCGCTAGGCAATATGTTAATACCTTTGTAATGAAAGGCTTACGCATATGTTTGGAAGATATAAGCCCTTTTCCCCATGCAGCTGGAATGGCTATGTATTTGTCAAAACCGCCGATATTTTCAGGGTTTGCACCCATATTAACTAACATTTGATAGCCAATCGCAGACCACTTTGTGAATAGATCTAAAAACACTAGGCAAATGAATATGCCTAACACCTGTACGTGTTTTAGACCTAACATGTATATACCGACTTCTGCAACTACCGCAAGCAAGGCTTTAATGGCGAATGACTCAGTCAGCATTCGCCATGCCTCGCATAGAAAGTTTGTTATTTCTTGCATCGTCGCTCCTTTCTACTAGATTATAAATGATCTACCGCATCGCCTTTGCTTACATATTTGTGTTGGCTATCGTCCCATTCAATTCGAGAGGACTGGAACCAAACATCATGCACCCCATATTGCAACGTACCAATTTTAATCGGCGTACTATTATTATCACCATTAGAGAATGTAACCTTTTGAGGAGTTTCTACTATGATAGGAATATTTCCAATCTCATTGCCGTTTTTATCTCTAAAACTGCCATTCCCTGTTACAGGTTGCACTTTCTTACTCGTTTTGATTAGCACGCTATCAATTTCAGATACTAACCATTTACCGAGCATTTTAAGAGCATTATATCCCGTAAAGTTCGTTACATTAATTTCTAACTTACGACCAAAGAGTGCATATTTCACGCCATTTTCTTCGTACTTATCATCTGGCTTTCTTTCAGTTTCAGGGAACCCTTGAATTGTAGCTTCACCAATCTTTTCGCCTGTGAAATTATGATAAGTCAAATGAACATCATCAACGCCCAACGGTTCAATGGAGATAGATCCAGTTCCATTATCGTCAATCTCGAACTGAGTTTCCATGCCACCCACTTTAACGAAGTAATGAGGCTCGCCCTCCACAGTAATAACACGTTGGCCTTGCAATACAGTAGGTACTGTCAACGGTTTAAATTCAGTGCGTGGGAACGCTTTACCTAGATTAGAAATAACCGCAGCCGATACATCTGCAATAGAATTAGATTTGCACCATACATTGCCATTTAATAGCATTGTGCGTGCCTCATCTGCAACGGCACCAGCTTTTAGGCTGTCCAACCATTCTTGTTGAGTGCCTGTAAAGCCATTTAATTGTGCAATATCATACGCACTTAAACCGTCAGCACCATTGCGACCGTCTTGACCGTTTTCACCTTTAATGCCCGGAATATTTACGTTTACATTTAAAGGCTTTTCGCCTAATGTAAGTAAAATTTCTTGAAGTGTTTTTGTTTCTGCCATGATTTTTCCCCTTTATTAATGCATAGATACATCATGAATAATAGTAATTTCGCCCATAATCAACTTATATGTACGTTCTTCTAATATTAAGAATACGTCATATTGAGCCTTGTTATAGGCTTTATCAATGCTTAATGTGCTGTCTTTCGGAATGGTAACATAAATAGTTTGTCCACTCACGCTTGTTTCAGCCTCACAAAGCACTTTACCTTGTTTAGTACGAACCTTACATATTGCATTGGCGTTATCTAGGCTTACATCATCAACAATGGTATAAGCCCTCCGCCAATCTTCCCCAACGTGTAAAGTCTCGTTTTCACGTCTTACAAGATCCATTAATAACCCCCTTACCAGAATGAAATGATAAGTAAATCAGCCTCGCCATAATAACCGAAATTACCGGAGTTGTAGAAGTAATAGAAATAACCCTCTTTTGTTATGCCGCAACCCTTGAACCATTTACTTCTATTATTTGCACTTGCTGCATTATTCTTAGGATAACCTCGACCATAAGAGAACGTACCACCATCTGGAACATCGCCGTTAGGATAGAAAACTCTATTTTGTAAAGGTTCTCCATGTAGCCAATGTCCGCCCTCTAAATCGTCCATTTTGCCACCACCCGATCTATTATTCCAATACGTAGAGTAACGATTATTAAAGTCGTGAATTTTATTCATATCACTATCATTGAAATAACGTCCACTTAGAGAATATACTGCATCGGCTTTCATTTTGACGTTTGTTAAATAATACAAACAACGTTCGTAGTTATATCCTGCTGGCAAGACGATTTTTTGCCCGCTAACAACATGTAAGCTCATGAAGTTAGTATTCTTTAGTGGTTCACCATTAGCATATACACTGTTGGCGTCAATTCTTGAACCTGTAATATTTACCCCTCTGATATTACCGTTAGCGTCAACGCTGAATGTATTAGACGCATTTTTAATAACGGTGCCGGTGATTGTACCGCCTCTTAGATCACCAATATTCGCAGAAATAGCTGCCAAATTATCAACACTGATTTTGTCCGCAGTAACTGCATTGGCCTGTATCATTCTACGAGCTATTACATTATCGTCAAATACGGTTTGCCCTGTAACGTGTAATAATTTACCGTCAATCTTAGTGCCTGCCGGAGTAAGATTAATTCGGCTTACAATTTCACGTCCGTCTAGGCTATTAATAGCTTGCGTAACCTTTAATTCAAGCCCTTTGGATATTTGAGTTATTTGCGAAGTGGTACTTTTGTTTAGATCAGCAACAGTACGTTGAAACGCATTAGCTTGGTCGATGAGTTTACTTTGAAAACCGTCAACGCTAGTTTTAACTGTGCCAACCTCATTCGCTAAAGCCTTTACTGCCTTGTCCATATCAGATATGCCAAGTTCTTCCATATCTAGTAATTTGCTATCGATTTTGGCTTTTACAGTAACGTTTGTTGCATCAGTTCTTGGCCCCTCACCAAAGATATCGACATAAGCAACTTGAACGGAGTATATTCCGGCCTCTAAAGGAATGTTCATTACATTCGTTGATGTGAAATATACAGTACTATCAACGTAGACATTAGCACCCTTGCAACCGGCTGGAATAGATTGGAATATAACCCCTACACCATTAAGATTGCCACTAACTTTTACGTTAGTTGGTTTAGGAGGAGCAGGCACATTATATGTTAATTCCGCAGGTGCCCCATAGCCTTTGGCTGGGTTATGAGCGTACAAATATACTTTGCCAGTACGATTACGTAACATACCACTATAAGTAGTATTATTGCTTTTACCAATCAAGCCATCCGTTTGGCCTGTTCGTGTATCCAAACGCAATTCGTAAAAATCAACGTCAGCGTTACGGACTTCAAGCCAGTTAAAATTGGCTTTATCGCTAAAGGTAATAGAAAAGCCTTGCGGTGCGTTTGGAATTTCAGTTTTCATCGCTACAGTAATAGACTTTGTAACCCCTTGCGAAGTGTTTCCATGCACGTCCTTAACGATAGCTTTCACTTCGTAAGTATGTCCAAGTTCGCAACCACTAATAGAGATTTGACCGTTACCATTACCGCCATACTTCCATGCTGCATTGCCCTCACGATACCATAATTCGACTGTATCAAAACTATTGATTTGAGGTACGTCAAACTGAGCCACCACATCAAAGGATAATACTCCGTTGCCTATCTTGTAGTACTTAGTAAATAACGTTAAATTATTCACTTCTGGGATATAATAAGGCACTATCTTATATTGATACTCCCTCACCTCATCAAGCCCTTGTTCGTTACTACCGAATAGATTTAACGAAGTGAATTTAAGATATACTGTCTTGTTAATATCCTCTTTACGATACGGATAATGGAATAAAGCCTCGTCTACACGTACAAACCTTTCATTTGCACCATGATTAATAGCATTAGTTCCATATTGGCCACGCACTAAACCTCGCAACGTATACCAATTATCCGGATGAGTTTCAACAGTTTCATAGCTCAACGCCTCGCCATTTATCCAACATAACGTGTTGGCACGTTCAGCATCGACGTGTGTTCCACTTTTTAAAACACCTTGATTGATTATCACATTACAGAAATCGCCATTTTGAGCAAAGCCGTATTTCAGCTTACCCATTCTGGCTTGTTGTGTAATGGATCCTATACGTCGATAATTTTCACCGTTATCGGATACCCATACGGAGCAACCACCCCAACCGCTCGGAGCATTAACACCAACAAATATTTGATTTCCGCCTACATCGCCAACGGTCTGAAATATAGCGACATCATTAACGCTTGGTGCAGCTTGATTATAATCAATAAATGGTCGCTCGTTCTCATGCACGTTGTATTTAGCCGGAGCATACGTGCCGGGTGGTTTACCCTCCGCAGTTATTTCTAACTGTCCGTCTGCTGCCTCGGATACAGAAGTTATAACGACTATCTGTTTATTTAGGCCACATAATTCGTCCGTAAGTGTAACAAGGTCGCCCGGTTCTAATCTACAGAACGCCCAATCTAAACGGAACGTATATTGATTTTTAGCATACAAGCGTTTCATGGCTAATTGTTCAGCATAGTATTGTGCCCTAGCCTTAGTGTACAGATAATGTGCAGACTTCTTGGAGGCTGGCTTTAAACCATTCTTTTGCACATCGGCTACAATTTCAAAAGCGACTGTCTCTTTCTCATAACCATTTGAACGATTAATGAATTCAACAGTAGCTTGGTTATAACTTTCTGAACTATCTTTCCTCTTATAGATAACTAACTGTCCATCGCTAGCCGGAATAAGATCATCAGCAGTTAAGTTATATTGAATTTGATTGTATGGGCTCCATGTTCCTATAGGTTTATCGGCTAATGGCACGATTTTAAGCCTATCAGTAGACCAAAAGACAAGGCTATTTGTAATTTCAGCTATATCATTAATTACAGTTTGAGCCTTTGAACTTCTACTATCTGGTGGCGTACTAATAAGAATGTCAGCTGCCTTGCAATATTCCCTGTAGTGTTCCAAGCCGTCAATATTAACATCATCAATGCCAATCGACTTTAACACATGCACGATATAGTCAGCTGGGTTGACGTCTACACCGTCGCCAGTTTCTAGCAATTTCCCTTTTATTTCAAAGTTGTATTGCGGCAAACTTCCTCGTTCGCCTAAATCAACTACACCGGCCATGTATGCCAAGCCACTATAAGGCAATGCCTTTTCAGGATGCTTAGAAATTACATACGGCCACGGAGCTTGTCCATAATCACCTTTATAGGCGGTAAGCTCGATTTTCTCATTAGGATAGTCGTATATTTCCTTATCACGCCACACTTTGCCAATACCTTGTATAGGGCCCTCACATAAGCCAATCGCACATGCGACTGTATATGTGTAGGTTATTTCAGTATGCTTAGAGCCACCGCCTTTGCCAGTACGTGTAGTGGTTTTATGTTCATGAGGGGTGAAATCATCATAATAAATAATGTTGCCACTTAATCGTGTAGTGCCTAGTACTTCCGGCACTACCTCACCATATGAGGCAGTATTAATCATGAAGTCGGAAATCATATCAGCACGATTGGTAGTATTCCGCCCTCGATTAAATAGAAAACCCATTATTTACCCCCTTTCCTAAACCTGTAAACCGCACGTAAGCGACTTTTGCCCTTTGCGTCATAGAATAATACATCGTCGATAGATGAATAAATTACGCCTAGATCAACAAACGCATGTACAACTAAATTATTGCCAACATATATTGCACCATGAGAAATGCAACGTCCGTATTGGTAAAGTAAGAAATCACCTATACGAATATCATTAATAGGAACCTCGTCAGCTACTTTTTGAACGTATTTTAAATACTTTTCTTCGCTACGATGTAAATGCCATTCGTTAGAATAATTTTCTATTTCCAGTTCATTGCGTTTCATTAGACCACTATCAACTACCGCAGCAACTAACAAATAGGAGCAATCGACGCCAACACCATGAACCATAGTATTGTTTTGATACGGTGTGCCTATCCACTTTTTTGCAGCCTCGGCGATCATTTCACCTGTTGTCAATTTCATCGTATCGTCTCCTTTAATGGAACATAAGGCGTCGCCCTGTTCCTAGTAAAATTATTGAATTTAGCCTTGCAAGTTGCAGGTGTTTTATCGCACCCCGGATAGATATACGCCACATCGCCAACATTAGGAGTTGTATTCGTAGCACTCATATAAATAATTGAGTTCGTAGCACTATCCATAATTTGAGTTGCTTGCCCTGATAGTGGTCCGCTTATCCATTCCATGCCACCTGCTGTATAAAAGCCTTTTTCGAACGAAGTATCAATTTGTACGTGATTATTACCTATAACAGCGGTAACAGTAACACGCTTACGATATTTAGTAATATCGACACCACATTCTTTGGAATAGATAGAGTAAGGGCATTGCGGATAGTATCGTCTGTTTGGATATTCAATATTAAGCCTTTGGACTACAGATTTTGCATTTATCTTTAACGCAAAGCCACCGCCCTGACTAACCTCACAAATACCCTTGAATAGATCAATACATTCGATTACATTCCCTTTATCGTCAAAGAACGCACGTCGCAAATTTAACGTAGCACCGTCTAAGCCACCATTATGAGCAACTGTTAAAACAGGAACACCACCAATTTGGTCGGACTGATTAGCAGTTATTGTAACATTCAACTTATCAACGCTAACGGTACTGGTTGTAGAAATCTTTTCACGCACAATAATTGGCCCATCGCCCTTGTATGTGTTTCCGCCATAACTAACATCAATGTCAGTATCGGCCCAGTAGTAAGAAATGCCACTTTTAAGCCTTAACTCATACAAGTCGCAAGATACAAATGTCTGTGAGTTGCTTAAATGAACGCTTAATGCCTCGCTAACTTGTTTCATTTATAATCACCTCACTGTAACCAATTTAAACGATTTAGACTTAAATACGTCTTTAAAAACGGCCTCGTCCGTATAATCACCACTGAACATAACTTTCCAATAGTAAGTGTAATCAGCAGTAATAATAGCGGTCGGAGATACCCTAACACCTGCAGCCAATCTTATAACGCCTTTATCTGATACGGCATTAACAGGAGTGCCATTAGCGTATAATTTTAGGTTCTCAATATGTGCTACTGGTTCCCTGAAATCACCATATAAGCGAACTGCTTGCCATTCAGATTGTGCACCAGTTCCAAGCCTTACACCTTTCTCCTCATGGTCCTCTGGATCTAACCATAAGAACGGAACAGTACCACCCTTTACCGATGCATAAAAGCCCATAAGACGCTTATGTTCTTCTGGGCTTAATACTGCAAATTCTGTTGTAATGGTATATTGAGGATATTGCCATGTCGTCATGGTTCGCACTCGACCGCTCCCAGTACGCTTGATTTTAGTGTCCCACTTTTGAGCTTTTGTTGACTTCCATGCAAGGGTTCTAATGTCCGGAAATTTCAATAAATCTGCCATTACCATGTACCCTCCGTAGCCACAAATTCCCTATTTTGATTAACTAAAAATTGTCGTAAAGAACGACCTGCCGAATTCTCTAACCAATCACCAAACGAATGAGCGTCCATAGCGGATACGTTAAACGTAATGCCACCAGTAGCACCACCACCGGCACGTGCTATGCCTGCACCCATTTCGTCGTATGTGCTTTCACTTAGAGGTAAAACGGCCTCTTTATATTTGCCCTCGCCAATCTCAGCATAAGTAGAGCCATAAGCCACACCACCGTTTGCCATCTTTGGTAAGTCTAATTTTGCGGATCCTAACGATGCAAAACTTGTTGCACCATTAGCAAGTGAAAGCCCTGCTCCTGCGGTAGTATTGGCAGTCCATGCAGCCATGCCGGCCACGGCACTTGCACCAAATGTTGCCATACTAACTTGTTGAGCCAATGCAGACCATGCCGGATATTGAGCATTAGCCGCAGCAATACTGGTTGTAGTTTCTTGCGATTGCATCATTTTGCCAAATATGGCTTTTTTAACCATCGCCGCTATCCAACTTGCAATAAAATCTGCAATAGTCTTTAAAATAGCTTTACCAATATTTTGAATGGCAGTCATTAAAGAGGTAGTGCCTTGAATAAGCCCTGAAATGCCACTCTGCATGCTATCAATACCAGCGTTTAAAGCGTCAATTAATAGTTGCTGTCCATTCCAATGAGCATCGATTGTGGCTTGTTTCCACTCCTCCATGAGCTGTTTTTTTGCGTCGTAGTGCTGTTGCTCTGCAATATATTCATCACTCAATGCAGCTTGTAACGCATCGAAATTTTGAGTACGCATAGCCTCATCAATAGCATACTTTTCATTAACTAGATCCGTATGTTGTTGTAATGCCTTTTTAGCGTACTCTGCTTGTGCCGCTAACAATTCCTCGTTTTTCATTTTCTCGTAGGAGATTTGTCCGTCAGCACTCATTTCGAATTCAATGCCTCGTTGTTTCAACAGATCAATATGGTGTTGTTGCTCCATTTTGTCCATTTTCATGAACTTGTCAACCATATCTGCATAACGGTCCTCAATTTCATCTATGGCATTGTTATAATCATTTTTCAACTGCACGGCAGGAGATACATTGCCTGTACTATCTTTACTAGAAGTTCTAAACGCAAAGTCTTGTTGCATATCACGAATTCCAGTTTCAATGGCACGTAGTTTTGTCATTTCCTCCTGTTTCGCCTTGATACGCTTTTCTGCATAAACTTCATCAAGGAGTTTTAAGTCCTCATGATAGTTTTGGTTGGCTGACTTAGATTTTTCGAGTTCCTCACGTTCCTTTTTGTATTGGAGTTCGATTAACTCTACTTGATTGCCTTGCATTTCAAGAAAAGATTGCAAGATTTTTTCGTGAATTTGCTTAGCCTCTTTTGCTAGATCTTCACCCTTGCCACCTTTACCGCCTCCGCCTTTGCCACCTTTACCGGAGCCAGTGTCAGCACCTCCACCGCCACCACCTCCGACGTCAAGATCACCACCGCCACCGGATAAGCCTGATGTAATTTGGCCCATAATATCACCGGCAGTATTGACGATACTTTGTGCAGTATCAGCTGAAATGGTGTCTACTTGTTGAATTGCGGTAAATGTGCCTCCGAAAAATTTGGCCACTTTATCGCCAACGCTATTAAGTTTAGCGATTAACCAGTTCAAAGCCTCAATAATCTTATTAACACCCCAAACGGCTGTATGTACGATAGTAGAAAATACTTCGCTTAGCGTTTCACTAAAACCACCTGCCGCAGCCCTAGAAAGACCAAATACAGCGACAAGCGTCATTAATGCACCTACAAATATAGGGATAGGGTTTGCCATCATGATTGCGTTAAGAATTGCTGTAGCACCACTCAATGCAAGTGTAGCCACCTTTGCCACACCCATTGCAACCGCACTAGCAATATTCGCAGTCCTAATAGCCATAATTACGGCTTGTGTAGTCATTGCAATAGCCCTAAAAGCACCAAATGCAAGACCTACCGCACCAATAGCACCGCCCAATATTACGCTTGCAGCAGTAACCAAAGTTGTACGAACAGTCAATAATGCAAGCATTGTATTATGACTTGCTATAATAGCTTTTTGTGCTAAAAACGCAGCACTCACGCCAATAATAGCTGCCGTAATCAAAGGCATAGACGTAACAAACAACTGTACAAAGCTAGATACGATATTTTTAATGGTAGTTATTACAACACCCAAGCCACTAAACGCACCCTTGATAATAGCGATTGATACTTGTGCAGCTGCAGCCACTACTTTGAAAGAAAACGCCAATTCGTTTAACACGCTCATAAATGCATCTGAACTTGTCATATTGCCCAGTTCCTCCATTACAGGTTGAAATGCTGCAATAAGATCATTCTGCAATTTAGTTCCTATATCTTGGAATGTCATAGGAATTTCTGCGAATTTTGCGTTTGTTTCCTCTGCACTTGCGAATAAGGCATTCTTAATAATGTCAGCAGTAATAAGACCTTGCGAGCTCATTTCTTTTAATTGCCCTACAGATAGCCCCATTTCTTGTGCGATACTTTGTGCCAACATCGGAGCATTTTCCATAATGGAACGGAATTCGTCGCCCTGTAACTTACCTGCTGCCATCGCTTGTGTTAACTGATACATGGCGGATGTAGTTTCTTGTACACCTGCACCGGCAATCTTAAATTGCTTGTTTAGCTGTTCAACAAAATAAATGGCCTCATCGTTGGAGGTGAAAGCGTCTTTTGCTAACAAGTTTAGTTTTGCCACGCTATCAGCCATGTCTAAAAAGCTACCACGTGAACGATTGGCGGCAGAAAATACCTTATCCATAATTTCGGCAGTACTTTGACTGCCATCGTTAATAAGATCAATACGAGCCCTTAATTGCGTTAATTGGTCCGTTGTTTTGATCGCACTAACGGCCATATCTTTTAACGCCCTACCGGCTGCCTCAATGCCAATCGCAGCACCAGCGAATGCAGCACCAGCTTTTGCAGCGTTCATAAGCCCCGGAATTTCAACCCCAAAGACCTTTTGAGCTTTATTTCTTACGCTATCAAGCGAATTAGAAACGCTTTTGCCTAGTGCTTGCTCCGCTTTCTTTGCCACTCTATCAAGTGCCTGTTCCGCACCAGTAGACGAGCCAACAATTTTGACATTAATTTGACTTTCGGCCATATGCTATATCTCACCTCCCTCTTGTCTGAATTCTTCCATGAATAACTTTTCTTCGTTTTTGCGTTTAGCCAATGTCATTGGATGTAATTGTTTCATAATATCCTCGACAGTTAGCTTTCTTTTGCCTGCGATATGTACATTTGTCATTAGACACGCAAAATACGCTTGCTTACGGTCCTCTATTTCCGTTCTTAACTCATAACCCTCGGCAAGTTTGTAATATTCCATAGGGCTTAAATTCATGAATTCCCACGGTTTAAGATTAAGCGGACCATACGCCATGCGTTCAGCTTTCGTTATCCATACTTTAAAAGAGGGGGCGGTGTCGCCCCCTCTTAGTTTTTTGTTTCGTTTTCAGCCTCAACCTCGGAGCGTGCTTGCTCATCGGCCTCATCTGGGAATAATGCGTAATATGCAGCTTTACCAAATACACCACTACCAATAAGGGCTTGTACAATCAACTGTACAAGGTCGGCATATTGGACTGTGCCCTCGTCAAAGAGTTCTTGTAGTTTGTCTTGGTAATAGATGTAATCACGCTTTTTGCCGTGGTGTTTCATACCTACGACCAATGCAGTGATAAGCTGATTAAACGTCATTGTGCCACTTTGTACCGCTTTAAAAATAGGCTCACCCCATAGCTGTTCCAACTCAGCAATACGACCAATGTTGAAATAGATAGTTTCGCCCATAGCGAATAGATCACAATTAATTTTTTTCATGTTAAAACACGCTCCTTATAAATAGTTAATTAGGCTTTTTTCAATTCAGACAATGGACCTGCACCGTTCAAAGTGCCTTTGTATGTAGCCACATCATCATGTGGTGTACTTAAAGACAACTCTGTACAAGATGCATAGCCAGTCATGTAAGACTTGTCAGGATATTCAAATTTTAAATGAATTTTTTCATCATTCAAAAACGCTTTTTCAAGCAATACAAGGCTTTCTTCATTTGGCATGAGTAGTGTTTCAAGGTCGATAGACCATTCTTTTTGGCCTGGGATTGTAACTTTCCAACCGCCGCTATCTTTACTAGATGCGTCGATAGAGTCTGCCTTACGAGATACATCGCCACTACGTTGACCGCCCAAGATAAGCCATTCAGCATTTGTAGTTTCGTCAGTGCCTACATTTAAATAAATAAGATAATTTTTGCCGGCTGTAGGCATTGCGGTTTGAGCCGGTTTGTATAATTTTTTTGGTGTTGCAGCTGGTGCCATTAGAAAATACCTCCGTTAGTTTTCTCTTTTAAATCAACGAGGCGAGCCATAAAGCGATATTGCGTACCAACTAAAGGCCGTACACTATCATGGTCGCCAATTTTACTTGTACATACTAAATCTATAATCTGATAGCCAGTATTCTGTAATATACATGCAGTTTCGTCTAATTCACCACAACGTTTGCGTAGATCATTAATAATTGCCTCGAACCTATCTTCCAATTTGGCTATTAATTCGTAACCGACCTCCAAATCTGGGTTATCATTACGCCCCCAAACCTCGATATATAGTTCTTGTTGCAATTCAGACTGAATAGAGTTATCTCCCCTCGTAGTTTCCCCACGAATAACCATAATAACGCCATTTTCATCGACCTTTGCTGCTTGTGGTCGCATAGCACCTAGCATGACATTAAATGCAGCTCCGCTATTATCGATAGTAGATTTAATATGTTGCATTAATTCTAGCCACATATTACCCCCTATAGATTTCAACAGAACGATATCCTTTGTACTCTGTAGGGTTGCCTGTAAGTTGCCCTGGTGTTATTCGCGATTCCAATAATTTAATACGAGCTTCATAGTATTCTAATTTTTTAGAATAGAAGTCATCCGTCGAACCATTACTAGTATAACTTCCTGGTAAAGCATACGACTTATTAACGCAGATTTCTCGATAGATATATGCAAGGACTAATTCATCGATAGTAAAACTACGTATAACTTTATCCTTTGGCACACCTAATCTATCCGCAAGTACATATAGCCATTGTTCTGCTTTGGACACAGCGGCCTCTGTTACCTCTTGCGTTAGCAATTCATCCCTTAATAGGCCGCCCATATCTTCAAAATTATATAGCATTCAGTACTCCTTATATTTTAAAATTTAGCGTAATCTCATCTTTTACTAGCCCTTGTGCCACATCATCTAGTGCAATACCAGTATATTTGGAAAAAATACTAGTAATATTTGAGACATTATTTTGCAACGCTTCATACAAAAATGGATCTGGGGCAGTCCCAGGGTGAACCACTTTCCTAGCAAATATAAACCCATTACCGCCTTTTGGCACGAATCTCAATATCGTCTTAAAATGCGGCCGAATTACATGTGCTGGTGTCCCTGCATGTACAAAAGGGCCGTATTTAGCGACATCACTATCAATAAATACAACCCCTTGCATTCCACTATTAGAAATTCGATAATCAACAGCCTTTTCTAGATTTCCTGTTCTCGAGGTAAATCTATGTTTTTTCTGTGCAGTATCTCGAACTTCAATAGTACTCGCTTTTACTGCCTGACAAATACGCTTGTTGAAAATATCCTGGCTATTCACCGGTGCTTATTTTTTTACTGCCACCTTTACTGCCTTTTGTAGGCTTTTCAGGTGGTTCAGTATCTGCAGGTGGTTCAGTATCTGCAGGTGGTTCAGTATCTGCAGGTGGTTCAGTATCTGCTGTTACAATTTCATATCCATGTTCTACAAACCACGCAATATGATTAGCATCTTCAGTAAATCCTTCGCCATTAACAAAAGTAACATTGCCAGTTTGTCCTGTATAATCAGACACTGGAGATTTTATAATCGGCATATTAGGCCTCCTTATTTAACTTTAATTTTGCGGAATACACCTGCAGCTTTAGATGCTTTTAATGCAACTGCGGCAACCATTTCGACCTCGCCTTTCTTTACAGCTCCGGAAGAAGTGAAGTCAGGGAGCCATAAGTTAACCACATTATCGCCCGCAAGAGATACGCCGTGGAAGCCATCGAGGCCAAGGCGTGCGACATATAAAGAAGTTTCACCTTGACCATTAATACCTACTACAGGATCGTTACTACCAGCTTTGGTACCAAGGTCAACTAATGGTGTAATGCCGTAATATTCAACTTGTTGTCCGAATTCATTTAATTGAGTAGAGTACATCGCAGAACGTCTAGCTACTGCTCGAATTTTAGCAATCAATTTAGAGTTGCCCATAATGGCAGATGGCGCACCATCCAAGCCTAAAAGGAATTCATCGAGTTGGTCTAAGAATGTCTTGTAGTTTGCATCAATAGCACCACTATCAGACAAATCGATAGCTGCTGTAGGTGTATATTCAGTAGAAGAACCTAAAAGCGCCTTGTCTAAACCATCAAATGCTTTAGCATTGGTACCAGTATCGCCATTAATAACTGTGTCATTAAACAATGCAGTTGCAGCCTTGACCTTTTGCTCGATTTGCAATGTTACTTCATCAACAATACCACCCATTTTAGCGATTACACGGTCGATTTCAAAGGATCCGCCAAACACTTTCAAATCAACAGTATGACGTTTACGAGTTACACTTTGAGGTGTGTATTCAGCATTAATATCACGGAAATCTGCAGTTGGTTGTGTTAATAATCGAGTATAACCATAGGTTAAAGTACCGCCACCGCCAGTAGGAGATACAGCATCATCAAATGTTAAGTTTTCAAATAAAAAAGACGATTTACGGAATTCATCAATAACTCCCATTTGTAAATCGTCTTGTACGTTAAGTTTTGCTTCAGCTAATGTAATTGGCATTAGTTTATTCCTCCGTTTTTAGAATTTATAAAATTTATTGGGCGTCAATAGCAGCCGCTACGGCCCCCTTTAAACCTACTGGCTTATTACTGCCAGAATTGTTGCTTCCTGCACCGCTTGTCCCTGAACCACTTCCGCGTTTTTGTACATCTTTAATTGCATAATCCTTACCTTTTAGCCATTCATCTACACAATCGTCAACAGTTCCGCTAGTACCATCAGGCTTAATATATCCATAAGTACCATCTTCGTTGACTTTGATGTTACCAACAATCAGCTTTGAAAATTCCTTAGGATCCATAGCGTTACGCTTCGTCAAAGAATCAACCACGGCTGCAGAAATTTCAGACTGTACACGTTGTGCATCAGCATTTTCTCTTGCTTTACGCTCGGCCTCTACAGAATCCTCCAGGGTTTTAATCCGTTGCTGCATAGCTACAATACCTGCATCATCTTTAATCCCTGTAGAGGTGATTTTTTCTAGCTTGCCTTGCGCATCAGCAAGCTCACGGTCGGCGGCTTCTTTTGCCGCTTTTGCTGCTTTCGCCTCATCATTCTTGGCATTAAATTGACTCTTGGAAACGTAGTTTTCACCATAATCCTTAGTCACTGCCTCTGCTTGTTCCTCCGTTAACCCTAACTTAATTAGTTCCTCTTTTGTCATCTGTATGACCTCCTGTAAAATAAACTTTCCCTCTTCGCTTTATTTTCGTGAGCCACACCTCACGACCGCGGTCTTGTTCTTTTGCGCCTGCAATACTAAAAAGGCAAATAAAAAAGCACTTGCATAAGCAAGTGCTTGATTGATTAAATTAAGTTTTAAATTTCTCGTATTTCTACGATTTCACTGGCATACAATTCATATTCGCCAACATATATTGATGCTTCATCAGGCTCATTATTCACACCCGATGTAAACGAATCTAATTTGCCAGTAATAATGTCACCGTCAACGAATCTGACTTCTACATTTTCTGAACGAATCTCATTATAGCGTTTATAAAGTTGTTCTTCTGTCATTTTCGTTCACTTCCTTTTGGTACTATATGAATACCCTTTCCTGATACATGTACAGTTGCAAGGCTTGTTTTCTGCTTTGTACCTCTACTTACATTTACATCATACCCAATATGAGGGGATATATCAACCATTATTTTATGATTCCAATCACCCTTCCGAGTAAATCTAATACCATCATTATAAATGGATTCTCGTATGGCCTTTATAACATCAGCATGAGGAATTTCATAGTTATAATAGCTTTTATTTTGAGTTTCATCGTAAAGCTTACCACCTTTTACATGCATGCTTTGCCGCATCACATAGCTGCTATTAAAGTATGGCGAGTTAATATAATCAATAACACGATGTCTAACATCATCTATTGTTTCAAATTCTTTACGTTTTGAAAGATCCTCAATATTGATTTTTCCATTCTTAATATAATCTTTTAACGACGCAATAACAGGAAGCCTACTTTTAAACACGGCCCCATCCCAGCCTCTAGCTTTTTCTGTCCAAGATGCATTTTTGTTGATTACCAAATTACGTCCTGTTACCCCCAATATGTTCTCTTGCTCATGTTTGGGTAATGTTTTTATATACTCCAAGCCTCCGTTTTCTATATTAGGTGTAATCTCAGTTGCATTTAACATGCCGGTCATTATAGGCTTGAGTCTGCACATACAATGAGGGTGAGCAGGTAAGTGTGGCACCTTATCCTTTGGATATATGCCTTTCCCCAGCCCATATAGGTCAGCATTTGCGTAGACATCGCAGATATCAACTACAGGGTGCCTAGTGCTTAATTTCCATTGAAACGCCACCACATCAGGATCATCAGCATGTCTAGCAATTTCACCTTCAGCATATGCACGCGCTCGTTCAGTACGTGCTATACGTTCGGCATGGTATCGAGCCTTTTCTTGAGTGGCAACGTATACTGCACGACTAACAGATGCAGCATTGCCTTTTTCTATTGCTTCTATCAATTCAGTATAGGCAGCACGCATACCAGGCGTGCTGCCTTGTTCTATCAGGCTTCTAACACGTCGAAGTTGATATTTAACAGCTTCTCGTTCTGCTTCATTGGTAGGCAATGTAATATCTAGGCCATTAATACGTTTTAAAAATTTAGGTAATTCGGCTTTATCAATAACCGCATCAGTCCCATAGCCATCAAATAATGCTCGTGCGGTCTCAATCGTACTAGTTCCTTTAGACATAGCATCTTGAATCGTAGTAATGACTTCACGTTTTACGGTGCCTGATGCCTTATGTAGCCTATCAGATAAGTTTAATCCATCTGGCGCCCATGCCTTTTGCATTGCCTTTGAAATGGTTTGTAATTTATATGGCATGCCTGCGATTATTGCACTTTTAGCTGCATCACTGGTTACACCTACGTCTACACCATATCCCCTAGCACACTCCTCAACCAACTCATCGATTAACGTATCTTTCATTGCTTCCATTACAGGATATTTTTTATATGCTTCTTTAACAGCATATTTAGGCGTGTGCCCTTCGTCTAACAATCGACGTACTTCGGCTTCAAACTCATCAATTATATCGCGTATGACACGTTCGGTATGCTTATTCATCTAGTCGCTCACTATTCTCATCCGGATTACCTCCATTTGAATACATGTCATCTAATACTTCTTGCTGTGCAGTAGCTTCCACTTCTTTAACAATAGCATCATACACATTACCGTCAATATTAGGCATATATCCATCAAGGATGCGTTTAAGCACTTCAACATAATATGTTTTAGATTTAAACCCTAAATCAAGAGCTTGCTGTCCTTGAGATAAGCAATCAGCTACATCATTAATATCAAAATCCCTTGGATATTCACATTTGTAATTCAACTGCTCGCCAGTCCACAATTCATATAATGCAATAATGGCTTTCTCTGCATTTTCACACTGTACAGCGAAGTTTGCTAGTCGTTGATTTGTCCTTTTGAATGCCCACTGCTTAGCAACCCCTGATTTTTCCTGCTGAACCCCTACTACAGAATCAACACCACCTATGCGGTACATTTCTTTAATTTCAGCTTCCTTTTCTTGCATGATAATTTGTGCCGGCCCATTATCTGGAGCAATAAAAGCAGGAGGATGACTAGCCTCTGATGGATATAGTAGTACGTTGTTAACGCCCAAGGTTAAGTCTTCTATTCCTTCATCGGATGGCATGGTTAAAGTAGAAAATGTTTGAGAGTTCAAAATCTGTGTCAATAAACTATCAAGATGATAGACTCTATAGTTCTTTTGTGCTAACGAATAGAACTCTGGATGCGGTAATATAGTTGTTTTCTTAGTGCTACGGCCAAACCATTGCACTACAGGGACACGTCCTAACCCATGTTCACCTTCATTAATAATGCCTCGCCCTTTATCACGAATAGTCCATTTTGTATCTGTCCATTCATAATATACTGTTGAACTACCTCCATTATCATCAGTAATAATCGTTCTATATTCGAATCTAATTATTCGACCTTTGTCATCCAGTTTCCAACCAGTCACATCACTAGGTTCAACTGAAGTTAAATACGGTAACCGTCTATCACGTATATTATCAGCCAAACTTTCACCAAATTCTGCTTCATTGTTAACAATGACATACACAACACCATACATTTTGGCAATCAAAGCTTGTTGCTGAATGTATTCTTGTAATGATGTGCCTAATCGATCTGCATCTTTTAAAAACACTTTGAATTTAGCCGTTTCTTTATACTCTCTTCGAATTTCATCATTAAAGATAGGATCTACATTCGCATTAATAATCGCTGCTGTATGATTAGAATAGCTTGATAACTTTTTACGGAAATTATAATTGTCTATGCTTTCTCTTGGATGCTGTTTTAAACCACGACCTAAAGAGAATAACCCGGACCCATAGTACGCATCATGTAATAACTGGTATGCATACTTCTGTTCGTTTGTAATAAACATATAATGAAGTTCCTCCTAATAAATATCAGAATTGATGGATTTAATAACAGGCGCATT